ACGGACAAGTCATTAAAGAACGACCCCGACACACGATCGAGCAGGAACGGACCGATGTTACTGTCCGTGAGCGGGATCTTGGGCAGGGGCAGAAGCTCTGACTCGTAAGAGGGGTTGGCAACTAGGTACAGCTGGTCAGTCCTGCCATCCTCTAGCTCATCCGGGATGCCTACATCGATTGTGATCTGGTAGGTGATACGTCCGTCGGGGTGAAAGCCAGATGGGGTCGATTCGACAACATCGTAGTCGAAGAACTTGAAGTTGATTTGGTCACCGGGGTAGATGGGATGGTCTGAGTGAACCACAAAAGTGGTTACGGAAGAGAACCGACTCCACGTCAGGTTGTCACCTGTCACGGGGGTGACTAGTGTGGAATCAGCTACTGTGTCGAAGCCCTCTTCGTTAGTACAGACCCAGCTGCTACTTGCGTAGGAGGCACCTTCAAGGATGAAGACATGGGAGTGGGAAGCCGAAGATCCCGCAAGGAAGTCAGAGGGTCTACTCCAGTCGAAAACAGATACCTCCCACACACCATTCTCGCTGGGGTCTGTCTGTCCCGTCAGAAGAATGCGATCCCCCGCAGACAAAACCACGCCATCAACCGTAGGTTCCCCTACTAGGCTCTGGTTGGAGTCTGCCAACACACGGCAGGATTCCTTCGGGTCCAAATCCCTGACGAACTTGTCCGCAATTGCCGCGCCGTCAGGGTCTGGGGAAAATGTCCCGTTGAGTTCGAGCGGGTGCCCATACAACCTGACCTCAGTTTCAGATGGGTACCCTGTGATGAGGGGCTCAGACAGCAGTAGAGTGTCCCCATCGTCCAAGATGTCATCCACAAAAACGAACACCTTGTCATCGAGCTTGATCTTGGACCCTACGTCAATCCAAGAGATCGATTCAGACAGAGGTAACCGACTGGTCTCTGCTGAGACAGCAGAGGATAGGGTTGTCTGGTTCTCTGGGAGCCAAATGGGCAGAGGTGAGCCAACCCTGCGGGCGAACCTCAGCCGCCCAGACAAGAAGGGATCAAGGGGGTGAGCGATACCCCGCGTCTTAACAAACGCAGAGTTGTGACTTGGCAGCTTGCCATTAATTAGCTCGAAAAGCTTTCGAATTCGACCCATGGCTAGCAGCAGTCCGTGTCATAAGAGAAGGCGAGAGATCGCAGATTCTCGGAGATCCTGGCGAAGCGAGCCTCACGTGGAGGCAGCTCGTCCTCGGAGGGAAGTTCCTCTTCCTGCTCCTCAGGGGCTTCTGTTTCTTGTGACGGCTGTTCGTCTTGCGGCTGCATCTGAGGAGCGGGCGGAGGTGACTCGACCTCCGGCTCTTCTACGACTTGGTCGGTTACAGCCTGCTCGCTCCAGAACTGAATCGAGGCAGGTAGTGCTGCATAGATATGCTTGCAGACCTTTCCTACTCCACGAGGGTTTCGGATCCGAGCAGGCTGGCCGTTACTGTACAGGATGTCTGACGAGCCATAACGGCTCAGCGCCCATTCACAGTTGTACCGGAAATAGGCGCAGGAGCAGCTTACCCACACGGGGTTGGTCGGACCTGGTCGACCTGGAACCACGTTGTCTCCCGACAGACCAGGAGCCTGGAGCGGAGCCCAGCAAAGGACCACTCGCTTCGGAGCACCTGACTGGGGGCGGTTGTCCTTCTTGGCACATTGCACCAAGAATCCCATACGAAACACAGGGCCCAGGTTTGCCAAGTTCTTGAACCTGCCCCCTCTAGGCTCCCATATGTCAGGCTGGCGTACAAGTCGTACATCTCCACAATTGGCACTCTCCTGGATAACAACTGAGTCGCTGTTGGCCAGGAGAGAAGAGGGAGTCAGAGGATGAAGCCCTCCGTATGGTGAGGCATACACTCGCATCCCACCTCAAATAAGCTGAGACAGGAGAGAGTTCACGATTCGTGCTTCTTCTCCAACCCTAGAAGCACTAGATCCAGGTAAGGGTAAAAGAACACTCCCATGAATGCATAGATCAATCCATACAGCAGTGTGGTTGGATCCCACACCCAACTGCTCGGTAGGAGTGCAAACGCTAGCCAGCCTGCATGAAACCCAGTGCAGTACCTACATTGCAGCAGCTGGTCAACTAGCTGCGACCTTGCAGCCGCCCACTGACGTGGGGTATCAAATATAGTTGCATCGCGCAGCCCGAAGCCAATTCCGAACATAACTACAGGCGTCAACACCATCAGCAAAGCGTCTTCGTACATCAGGTACCTGTGGTTTCGTGTTCACCTGAATCCTTGCGAATAAAGGCACCTTCTTCGAGTGAGAGGACCCAGGAGCCCTCCTTGAGGTTTAATCCATGGGCGTCTGCGAGGCCTTGGCCATAGTTGGAAAGGGTTGCCTGCGCCTTCTTTACCTCTCTCCGTGCATCAGTTAGGGCTTGCTCGTACTCGTTGAGCACCCTAGCCCACTGCTCTTTTGCATCAGTCAGCTCCAGATACACCTGCCCAAATTGAGCCTTGTTGGCGTAGAGTCGCTTCATGTGCTCGTCTAAAGTTGCAAGTGTCTCAGGCGATAGCTGGATATAGTCTTTGGCCGTTACGTCAGTCATGGTTTCCTTAGTCAGAATGAGTAAGTGGGAGCCCTCAATGTGAGGGCTAGTTTAGATCGTGGAAGTATCCCAGTGATGAACCATGGCGGTCCAGGTAATGTTGGTGGCAGCAGCACCAATGACGTTCACTTCCAGAGCACCAGCACCATTATCCTGGATCTCTATTGCCCAAGCGGCGCCACCTGCACTGCCATCGTCGGCATGCATAGAAATCGAATCCACTAGCACAGACGCCTCAAAGGTGGTGTACCGGGTAGCGTGGTAGGCAAAGCGTCTATGGTTTGCTCGTGATCCACCAGTCTCATACGCCTGAATGAAGATAACCAATGCACGATCACCAGCGGGGCAGGTGAAGAACAACTTGGGGGTTGCGTCAGACGTGGTGGTGGAAGTAGTTTCAGCTCTGAAAATCATACGATTCGCCTCAAGACGTTACTGGCCAGGAAAGAACTCCGTTGAACTCACGGCCCGTGGTGGACGTGCTATGTCCGACAGTAAGACGATCCGTTGAGGTCATGGTGAACTCCGCCGCTGTGATCGCGGCCGTTTGGTCTCCAGTAGTAGCCCCACTCACGGTAAGCTCCTGGGCTGGCCAATCGATCGTAAATGTAAGTCGCTGGTGCGCGGAGAACGTAATGCCCAACGGAGTAATGACGTTTACACTTGCGGCCTGAAGGCGCACCTCTAATGTACTGGCGTTCTTGTAGAGGTAGAAAACGTCACTATTCCCATTCGCTAGGATATAGGAGAACTGCCCCGCAGGAGCCTCTGCGCTCGACCATGCCGGCCACACATCGATAGTGAAGCGACCACTATTGATCCGCTCAGGCCACGGGCTCCCTTCTGAACTCAGAAAACTTGGACGCTCAAACGCCCTCGTCGCAGATGCTCCCTCTGTTTGGATCAAGCTAGAAGGGTATGCCCCTGCCTCAAACTGCCAACCCCACGAAATCACACTACCCAGCGTGGCCACCTCGCCTCCACCGTCGATGGTTGACGCAGCCGCTGGGTATAGCCGCACGTTCAGCGACCCAGTCGTGGCCACACTAAACGACACACACACATGCCACCACGCACCGCTATCGAGCACAGTAATGCTTGTACCAGACCCGGAAAAGTCGTGGTACGCCCCGGTGGACGTATTCACGCGAAAACTGACCGCAGACGGAGTGATAGTACCCGTTCCGGCTGTGATCGAAATGTGAGGGAAACGAGAGGTGACTGCATCTTTTGCTATGTAGCAAGAGAGCACGTGCGCCCCTGTTGCTGTTGTCGTAACAACGGTCTGCCGATACCCCTGTGCTACCGCGGAGGCATCAGTTGCCTCGTAAGCAGTAACACCACCATCAGGTGCAATCTCTCCTCCCACTACTGAGGCATTGCTAGCGCTCCACGCCGAGAGGTCGGCGCTGTGCGTGATGAGATTAGTCCGGGCCCCCTCGACCAAGAGGGCACCATCACTCAGGATGCGTGGTACATCCGTGGCCTTCCATCCAGCCTCGGAATCGATTTGATCGACGTAGACAGTGACGCCCCCGACAGCCGTAACCGTCGCACTCCCGAGGGTTGTGCCCACGGCTGGGTGGATGAGGAGTTGGATGGTGTTCGTGTTGGGCGAAGTAAGCTCGACAGTGAGCAGCCACCACGACGCGTCGTGGCTTGTGAGCGTGTGAGAGGCTGAGATCCACCCGGTGTTCACCCGTGTTGCTGTGGCACCGGTCGAAGTGTTGACATCGATGTATCGCAGCGCGCTACCAGCACTGTCTTTGAACTGAAACTCTGGGAACCGCGTCTCATCAGCATCCTTTGCGATGTAGACGCGGAACCGATAAGTACCGTCGGTGGCCATGGCCACCGACCCGATCCACTCCACCGCCTCGTACCCAGAGGCGTTGTCATCCTCAAGATAGGTTGCATCGGTACCACCGTTCGGATCTGCTTGTCCGCCTGTAATAACAGGCGAAAGAACTGTCACCCAGTCCGAGGCAATGTCTGGGCTTGGTGTTTCGTGCAAGGCCCAGCCTACGGCGTCGTACGTCCATCCTTCACGAGGGTCTACTAGCGCACTCCTACTGGCGCGAAAGAACGTCGCATCACCGTAGTCGAGCAAGACAGCTGAGACGGCCTGGACTAAAAAGCCACCACTTGAAACTACCAAACCACCGCCTGAAACGATAAAGTCAGCCACTTAGTTCACCGGGTCTGGGGCCTCTGACGGATCAATCTCAACAAGAGGTATTTTGAACACTCTTCCCGTCTTACGGTCATGCGCATAAAGGCCATGACGATCCTCATTGATTGTCCAGTGTGCATCGTCAGTTTGTCCATGCAGTTCGATGTCGCCCACATTGGAAACCACCGTATTGATCTCCTTCCATCGCAGCGAAGAAGTACCGCACATCCAGGTGTTGTCGACATCGGGTGTGAACTCGGGATCCGTACCAGTGTTATCGAGCAGCACAGCTTCGCTGTTCACCGCAATACCCAGGATGTTAGTGCCACCATCGTACAAGCCCATGGCCTGGTTTCCGACCTGGAGGGCGGGGGCTACCTTTGTCCCGTCCAGCGGCACAGCCACCACATCGTCAGCCACACGAAAGACAATGTCAGCGCCCTGCTGCACCAGCAGACCAGTACGGCCACCAGACCCAGTCGCAGTCTCTGTGATGTTGACCACAAGTCCTGCGTACCCGGCTGTTCCGGTTTGATTCACCGTGCCTGCAACTTGCGCAAAGACCTGAAGGCCGCTGCTGCCCGTGAAACTATTGGCGTTAGTCAAATCCACAGCAGGAGACCCAGTGGTTACACTACCTTGCGCTGTAAGCGTTCCGTTGGCCTCGATCGTCCCATCCCGTTGCACGGTGATTCGCGTGGTGCCTACGTCTTGCAACTCTAGGATCGGATCAGAGGCAGTGGCGGCGTCTGTGAGGACCAAGATGTCTGTGCCGGCACATACGCCGCGCATCTCGCCCGCACCACTCCACCGAAAGCCCGTGCTGGGTTCGCTCAAGAAAGAGAGTGAGGGATCAGTGACATAGCCGTCACTAACGTGCAGTGCTCCCTGAACGTCGATGGCAGCCACCGTGGTTCCAGCGAGCCGCAGATCCATCATGCGCTGATCCGCGCCGCTACCATTACCGGGCGCCAGTACATCAACTGCCAGCGCGTTCCAGCCATCTCCGACTGTGTTCTGAAGAGTGGGGTCGAACTCCAGCTTACAGAAGTCGATCTCGCCACTGCCGTTCGCCGCATCGTGGGGGCCGACGCGCATTACCTCTTCGCCGCCCGCGGCAACACGCAGGATGTCGTCGCCGCTGCCGGCCCACGTGATCCCAGTGTCGTCATCCGTGAAGCTAGCGATGATCGGCAATCCTGCTCCTGCCGCAGCGACCTGAAGCTGTCCAGTAGACATCAGCTGCATGAAGCTGGTGCCACCAAGCTGAAGATCCATCAGTTTGTTGGCGCTGCCAGGCACTGAGGTCTCGGTGACGTTGACCTTCAGCCCCGTGTAGTTTCCGCTGGTCAGTTTGTTGACCGTGTAGGACAGGTCGAAGGCCACCTCGTCACCGGTCGCTGCACTTAGCAGTCCGTCGACCACTGCGGCCTGACCACCTCCGGCGGTGATGGTGAGCGTGTCGCCCTCGACGACCACCGCATCTGCTCGGTACCGCGCTGTGGCGGTACCGTCCGTGACCGTGACCCCGTCCTCATTCGCCCCTGCCGCAGTGAGCGCGATGGGAGTCGCGGACACAAGAGTGACTGTGGGATCCCCATCGTACGCATCTTGAAGAGTAACTGTGCTACCGGGGGCCGCCTGCGGCTCCCACCGAGCAGCTCCACTATTCCAGGTCAGCACGTAGGCGTTGGTGGGCACCGTAGAAGCAACATCGCGTCCCTGAAGCTTGCCTACGGTGGGATTTGGGTATGTACCCGAGAGGTCACCTCCAGCTGCCCCTCCAATCGTTCCTGTGACTAGTGTACCGGTACTATCTACCTCCCATACAGGGGTAGAATCTACCCCCAAAGAAAGCAGCAACTTGGGCCCAGAAGCTCCAAGTGCAGTGTCAACTACGTTACCCTGGATAAGGGTAAACCCATCAGAGGTAGAGTTAAGTTGTGAAGCATCCCCTGCTACGGACAAAAATGACGTGACACCAGATCCGTCTACCGGCGCCCCCAGTACCTCTAGTACAGAGTCTCCGTCTGCTGAAATGATTAGTGAGTCCCCTGAAACGGAGGAGCTAACACCAGTGCCACTATTTGGTGCGAAAGCATAGCTTGGGGCTGCAGCTGACCCTGACGGAGCTAGTTGAGGCCAGATTCCATCTACAGTTGAAAGCTGTGACCAGTCTGTGTTAGTAGGCCCCGACTTAATGTAGGCAACTCCGTCAGACGTCAACAACAGAGATCCCAGCCCTGATGCAAATCCGGTAACGTCAGGGGCTGCGGACCCGGTGCCGTATACTACGGAGGCCGAACTTGCTGGCCCATAAGACGGAGTGCCTGAGGGTGCAAAGGTAAGAGCTAGCTGATAATCGAAATCAACAAAGTTAGATTCCCACGGAGAATTGAACGTGCCACGACTACTAAAGATTTCTCCAGCAATATCAAGCTCAAAGGAACTCCCAGTACTGTTCCTGGTCAGCTCTACTGCCGATGTCCCTGCAGGGGCGTCAAGTACTCTAAAGAGGGTGGCGCTCGCAATAGTACTGTCATTTACTGGCTCAATGACAAAAGGTAACCCACCGCCAGTTGGACGAACCCGGTTGATCAATAACGAGTCAGCAGTGGGATTTGCCTGCCGCTGGATCGTTTCTGACGGGTAGTTGGTGCCAATGAATTTCAGATCAGCCATGGTGTTACCTACTGAGCGAGTGCAAAAACGACGAGTGAGACTACAACTCCCAAAACTAGGCCTACACCAAGAGAAAATAGAGCGCCATTCTCGTCCCACCAGCTATACTGACTCAAGGCCGTAATGCGAGAACGCTGCTCCCCTACAAACTCTTCGTACAATTGGGCACTCACTTCGAGTTCTCTGAGGCGAACTCGTGTCTCTACTCTAAGACGGTCTACCTCGGCGGCATCTTCGATGCATTCACCTGCAGCGGCTTCTGAGATTAAAAGGCCAGTGAAAGGCGCTGGACGCCCTTCCAGCAAGGGCACGGATAGCTGGGGGCCCGTAGGTACCTCTTGAGCGAAACAGAGGCAAGCTTGCCCCGTAATAAGGATTACCAAGAGAGTAAAAGCCCTCAAACGACTAGTCACCACTTATTCCACCAGTCAGGCTTGCCCACTTCGACGTCCTTGGGGTGGGGCCCTTGACGACGCTCTTTGTGAGGAAGAGAACCCACAGGGATTCCACCACCAAAAGAAGCGTCCTTGTCCTCTAGATCTGATTCCTCATCTGATTCCTCATCTGATTCCTCATCTGATTCCTCATCTGATTCCTCATCTGATTCCTCATATAGCTTGTCTGAAGCGTCAGTGTCTACCTCCTCCAGAGGAGGTTCATCGGCGCGGTCTTCCTCGATCCCGTCAACCAAGACTTCATCAGAGGAAGTAGACTTCCAGTTTCCAGCCACCCGCTGTAGGCGAGCAGCTAGAACGCGTAACCCACGAGAAGACGCAACTGAGGCCACGTACCTAAGTTTTGCCTGTACCGATGTCACAGGACCTCCTCAATGTCCTCGTCTGACAGTGAGGGATAGGAATGGCGTGGAGGTCGAACGCTCTCTCCAGGGAGTACCAAATCTATGCCACGCTTCTTGAGAACCCCACGGATTACAGCCCAAGAAAATAGGCTAAGTACCCCTGCGAGGGCAAAGTAAGACATGGAGGCTAAGGGTGCCCAGCCATGTCCCTCAGGGTCTTGCCACACAAGGCCCAGAAGAGCACCTGACATGATCGGGTGAAGAGGCAGAGACTCCCGCATCCACCACCAGAACCACTGGTTCTCCCAGAATTTGTACCAGGCTGACTTCTGTTTCTTGTATGCACGCTCTCGCGTGAAAAGACGACGACTGGTGAACTGTCCAATGATGGTGAAAACCAGCACAGTTCCAATGAAGGGCAAGTGTGGAAGAAGAAATCCCACTGCCTGCTCAAGAATGGCTAAAATGTCTTCCATTGGTATTACTCCGTCCAAGAAGCAACAAGGGTGAACAAGTACAGACGCTTGCCGCTCGATAAAACAGATATAGAGTCAAGACTACATGTATATGAGGCGCTAGCAGGAATGGACGCATCCGCACTTATTAGAGGTAGGAGATTCGCCTGAAGGTAGGCACAGGGGTTACTGTAGATGGAGAATGCCTCATGACGCACAGACAACGTACGCGAAGTGGCAGTTAAGACGACTGAAGTCGTTGTCTCAGCGGCGGACGACGCCGTCGAACAAGCCATAGTTACTCCTGCTCACCTACTACCAAGATCTCGTGGATAGCACGACGTTGGATCATGTCTGACAAGTCAGATGCTATTTTGAGTCGGAACTGAAACCACTCGCGGGCTGGGACAGAGTCAGTAGGGGAAAGTACCTGCCATGCCCCCGTTGTAGAGGTTCGGTACTCGATGATCACCTTGGAGGAAGAAAGGCTTCCCTTTACCAAGTACCCATGGAGACTAATGGGAACATCAAACTCCATAGCAGTGAACACTACAATGTTCTCACCCTCATACAAGTTCTCACCAACGCGCACAACTCGGTTGTTGGTCAAATCAGTGAAGAGGAGAAAGTTGATGTCAACACCGTCAACCGTAAGGGTGTCTGACACTACGCTCATTACTAAACTTGCGGTGGGAGGAAGTGTGGTGCCACTATCAGGCACATCAGAACTTTCATCCTGACCAAATCCACCAAACGTGTACAAGTGTTTCATGGAAGTAGTATCAAACACCTCAACCCCGGGGGAATTTGTGAGGTATAGACGACGACGAGTTACGTCTACATGAAGCTTTGATGCAAGGGAACTAACCGAAAAGTCCGTCCCGCGGAACTCCAAGTACCCATTTAGGTACCCCAGACCTGCGGTCCCAGTGACAGCCAGAGCGCCAACTTCTAAAGGGCGTGTAACGTTTAGAGCGTCTACAGAAAGGATCCAGAGGGAAGAAAGGTTCGAGTCATAAAACAGACTCATAGGGGAGACAACAGACCCCTGATCAAGTGTACTGCCATCATTGACAGCGAGGTACGAACCAAACACGGGGAGTGCCGGATCCGTGAGGTCAAGGGAAAAGACGAACCCTGTGCCCGTTCCACCAGGGGGCATGCCAGCAATACAAGACACGTACAGAGTAGACGTAGCCTCATCAAAGGCCAGGTCAGTGGGACTATCCACGTCCCCTCCGGAGGGCAGTCCTGCAACTCCATAAGTACCAAAAGTACTTACAAGGCTGAAATCCGAGGTATCATATACCTGGATGAAATGATCCTGAGTGGAGCAAACAGCCAAGTACTCCACGACTCCAACCTGGAAGGTGATGGCGGATGAGGGAACTCCGTACCCAGGAGATGGTTGATTAAACCCAGGAACACCACCTAGTATTTGGCCATGCTCGTTTAGGTATAACACCCCACGCGAGCTATCAGTGATGTAGAAGCGACGACCATCTACTAAAGTGCCGTACGGAGTTCCAGTAGCTGTACCGTCGGCATCATCCGACCGTTGCCACATCTTGACAACGTTGTTGATGTTTGCTTCTAGATGACCCTGAATGACCTTACCTGAGCCTTTCGGGTCGTAGCATATTTCGCGAGAATTCTCGTCAGGCACAAGAAGACCGCTCGAAGCCGAGACATTTGTGGTGTTAAGTCGGAGATTGTGGTCCACCGTCAGTGCGTCGATGTGCGCAGAAATGGCGGCAGCGAAGTCGGTGTCGGCAAGAAGCGAGTTCTTAGCCACGACCTCCTCGTCTGACACGGACAACTTGAGGAGCTGCTTGAATGTATTGAAGAAGTCCATGATTCAGCTTCCTAGAGCTACTACGACGCGGTACGACGCGACGTGTCGGTTGGTCTTAACATTGAGGGGCTGGTGAGCGGCAGCAAAAAGGAACTGAGTTCCCACCTCGTAAGAGAACGGAGAATAGAGGATGGTGGCAAACAGGCCAATTTCACCAATGGGAGCAGCAATGTCCTCACGGCCGAGACGCATGACAAACGATCTGGCGGTACCATCTAGAGTGGTAATCTCAACCTGATCGACCTCTTTACGAAAGACCTCTGCTTGTAGGGAGGCTGCCGTGGGGTCCACGATGGTCGCTAGAAGCGGATTTGCGGGGTCGTAACCACCACTACCAACAGCTACGTGTGTGATCTGGAAGGAAGTACCGTCAGTGATCGACCGTGCCATGTACTCACGAGCCTCGTCAGTAACAGCAGCTACAACGGTGGAGACGCCCTCACCTAGTAGGCCACTGACAGAGTACCCAATGCACCCAGCCTCAGGAGGCCAAGCTTGACCAAAGGTAGCGTCAATTGACGTACCAGCCCCCACAAAGGAGGAACTAACTGAAAAGTCTGAGGAGAAGCTAGCCATCAATCATGTCACGAGGATCGAAATCATCGTGAATCTCCAAGATCATCTGGTGAATAGGTCCGCCCAAGTGGGTGTTATCCTTACCTGTCCGGTCAAGGAGCATCAGAAGTACACACCAGAATTTGTCGTCAAACCAGCGAACCTTCGGTATCCCAGATAAGACATCTGACTTGAAGGACTGACGGAAGGAGTCCCCTTGCTCCAAGCAGGCTAGGCAAGACGGGAGAATGCTCTGAGCCAGCTGTGCCCTGGGATCGTTGTCACGTGCCAAGGCCCTCCCTACTTCCAAGATGGACTGCACGTGGTCACTGGACGCGATCTTCTGGCTGGTTTCTAGCTCGGCGAGGATCCGTCGTGTCGTAGAGCTAAAAGTCACGGCAGCGGGGCCTTCCCGTTCCAGCTACAACCGATACCATTACCCAGGACATAGGTCCCGTTGCTATTGAGTGGGGTCCTGTTTGCAACGATGTCATTGAGTGTACGAACTGCTGTTAGGCGACCCCGCCACGCCTGGTCGGGAGAGACATGGAAGACTACTGCGTCATAGTCATCCTGCTGCATCGAACGAGGGTTCACAGATGCGGCAGAGATTGTCATGACGTCAGTGCCAGAGGACAGTAGGCGGTTCTGCATGATGTATGCTGGGACCACGGCGCTGCTGGTGTTCAGCATCTCTCCTACACAGAAGTTATCAGCCGTTGCGGTGTCCCTACTCAGGTTGTCTGCGGGAGGGGTGGCATTTGTACTCCCAAAGATGGCTGAGTATGCCAAGTCCTTGGGGACCCCAGTCTCCACGGGTGAGTGGAAAGGACTGAGGGCTCCCAACCACAGCGCGTGGCGATTTGCTGCAGCACCCCCAGGAGGATCCTCCGACCAGAGGAACACAAACCCTGCGTCGGGGTCGGTCACGCAGAACAGCTGCTGCATTGAGTCGTGCATGTAGTGCAGGGAAGACACTGGAAGGGTCCACGATCCCGTACCAATGTCCCAGCCACCGATGAATCCCAGATCCCAGTGTAGGGAAGCAGGTGCCGCCCCTACGGTGCAGCGAGCTTGCCACTGAGGGCCGGTGGTGCGTGGAGTCTGGATGACGAAGAAATCCCCCGCAGAGGGAGGTGATGACGTGTCAAATACGACATATTCGACGTCAGTAGCATCAACCGACAGTACCGCAGTACTGTCGAGAGTGATCTGTGTGGCGGAAACAAAAGCGGTGATCTCCGCCACAAAGCAGTTCTCAGGATTCAGTGAATCCTTGATAGCAATGTGCTTACCCACGAAAGTGGCGTCAAACACAGTGTTTGCATCGTAGAACTGCTGAGGAGTGAGGCTCTGGACCACACCGGTAGATCCGCTGAAGTCAGTGGGAGTCCAGGCGGACCCACTAGATTCCACCTCCAGGAATCCGTTAACGTACGTGAGCCAGTGGTACAAGATGTGAGCCTGTACCTCCGGCGTGGTTGCAACTGTGTTGCTTAGGTGTCGTGCTACCATGATAAGTCAGCCGATCTCTTCGTCAAAATCCACACTCTCAAGTTCCTTGGTACGACGCTCCGTCTCGCGGTGTCGCCTCTTCATATCGCGCACTGAAGAATCCAGGACCTTGGCTATGGTGTCGATATAAACTGCCGTCGCCTTGGCAGCAATGAAGGTCCCGCCATCTTTGGCACTGTTTGCTTCGTAGGCGAGCGACAGGCAAAGCTGAGCAGCATTGGTGAGGCTCTGATTCCCTGCCGAGATCTTAGAGAAGATCCGTGGGTCGGCGTCGACCAGGTACGTATGAATGGCGTCCTTGTGGTCAAGAATGGCGTTCCGAACCGCCTCTACCTTTGGGTTGTGCTTGTTCACAAACTGAGCAAACTCCTCATCAGAAAGGACCCCTGAGGGCTTCATCTGGAGCTTTTTGGAGTTGTTTTTGGTCGCCTGCTCGGAGATACCAGATGGCTTTACGTTTAGTTCGTCGGCGATAGAAGAGTTGGTTGCGTCGAACTCAGGATCGTCGGAAATCGCTTCTTCAGCGTCTCGTTGAGCTGATAGCTTGCTTAGAGCAGCTTGCCAGGCAGAGGAAAGGGAGATGAAGTAGGAGGTGTAAATCTTCGCAGCAACCACCGTGTGTTGGTACTGCTGCATCTCGGTCTTTTTCTCTCGGTGAATGAGAGGGGACAACTTCTGCCACAGAAGCCGCTTGTAGATCTTGTTCCGGTACTTCTCTGGTACCCTGGAAACTCCCCATTGGTTTTGCTGCTTCATGATATCCTCAATACGTTTATTGGGATTTAGAAGCTGAGGGTCCTTGCGGGAAACATGCTGTTCCAGTGATCGATTGAGGGCAGTAGCGGCGGACTTAGCCGTATCGGCCACCTGCATCATGACGTTGAGCTTTTTGCCCATGCCCGGGGATGTCAGACGCACCGCGGCAAGCAAAGCACTGTTTGCATCGTTCACGATCGTCTTGACGTCTGCCATTACAGAATCTTCCAGCGGTGGACGACTTTACCACGTTGAGACAGTGGCTTCATTGAAGCCTTCTCCCGGCGTACAATCTGTGTGGCGGCTGAGAGCATGTCAGCGAACAAACCCTTTCCTGCATCAGGCTCAGGAATCAGGAACTCACCAGTGGAGTAATCTCTAACGGCCCTATCTGCAGGAAATGAGTTTAGTTCAATCGTGTCTACCAGGTTAGGGTTGGTAGACTCCTCAACGGTAGATGTAGTCTCGTCTGCCACTGCACGAAGTTGCCGCTGGCTAACTCTACTGAGTTTTCGCATCTTGCGGAGAGAACTGTTGATCTTCTCAACTTGCTGGCTAGCAGTAGACCGGTTGTCCTGCTCAAGCGACTTGTGCAGCACGTCCACGTCGTCCAGGTCAGGTGCCTCTTGTGTACTCATTGCCGGATACTCCAGATTCTCTCAGCCAGGTCTTGAAGTCCCTCTGTAGCCCGGACAATGGACTCTCCATAGTCTTTTAAGAGCTTCGAAACTTCACGCTCACGCTCCGTCTGTCCCATACGAATGGCATCAAGCTGCTTCGAATGAGATCCCAGAAGTTCCTGAATGCGGTCATTCAGCTCCTTCACCTGGGACTTTTCCTTCTGGTAGGCCATCCAAAGGACGGCACAGAAGATTCCCAACGGACCATAGGTTAGTAGTGCGGTTACTAGGTCAGCCACGTCATCCCCCAGGCCGCAAAGCTTCCATCAATGTGTCATGAAGGAAGCTGAACATGAGGGAGTAAGCGAGGCTAGCCTGTCGAAAATGAGGGTACTCGCTGGTGTGCTTGGCAGCGAATTGACCCAAGGTGTTCGCAGTGTCTCGGATGGCCTCAGAGTGCCTGAGGATTTCCAGTTCTGCTTTCTCAGATCTGGGGAAGCTGTCCCTGAGGAGAGGGACTAGCTTTGCTTTGTGCTGCGGAAGCAACGCCTGAAGCTGCTTGACATCGTCCTGCTGCTTTTCCTGCTCAAGTAGCTCGAAGCGCTTCTTCTCCTCGGCGGCCATTGCCCCGTCCAAGGGGGACCCATCTATGCCCTCGCGCTGCTCTCCCAACAGCACTAACTGTTGGTTTAGCTGACGAAGCTCCTGCTGGATCAGTTGTCGCTGTGCGGGGTCGCGGGTCTCGCGCAACGCCTTACGGTAAGCGGCAATCGACTGCTTGATTTTGTTGGAGAACTTGCGAATGTCACTAAGCTCTTTTTCTACTCTACGACGCTTGTCCTTTGGAGACTCTCGCCTAGAGCCCAGATCTTTCTTCGCGTACTGCGTCTTTTCGCGCCAGTCGTTGATCTGCTTAACCAGGTCCTTTGTCCCACTAAACAGTGACTTAGACAGCTCCACGCCCTTGTCTAGAACATTCTTCCCAAAGTCCTTGAACGAGATGGCATCCTTCTCTAGGTCACCCTCCAGGAGTGAGGTGTAGATGGCCCGAGCCTCAACCAGATTACCGTCATCGTCCTCGTAAATGAGGGAGGCGTTCATGACGTTGGCCATGTACTCGTAGAGGCTGGGGATGGTGAGCATCGCCGTTCGATGCATGGGGTTGCGCATGAACGGCTTCACCGCCTCCTTAGCCTTGAGGGCACGAGAGATGATCTTGGCGTTGATCTTCTGGATCTCCGCATCGATCTTGGGGTCAGAAGGGATATCCGGAGCGATCCTATGACGAATGAACTGCTCATAGTCCTTTGAATACGTCAGTGCCAGGGTACGGAGCTTTTCTGACCGCTCCATCAGCATCTTTGGAGCAACATTAGGATCAGGTTTCGGATCAGGGGCTACTTCCTTCTCCACCTGCTTCTTGATGTCCTCGATGGGAGGAACAGCCTGCGGCTTGACCCCTGGGGTAACCTTGGGCTCCCCCTGGTTCTGCTCCAATACATCAAGGATCTTCTGCTCGACTCGTAGATCCTTGAGCTGCTCCTCTTTTTGGAGGATGTTCATGACGGCCGTGGACAGCTTGGAAGCCAGTGACTTGGCCTCTGCCTCTAATTTCTTCAGCTCTCGCTTGAGGACATTACGAGTCGCACGATCAGTGAGAGGGGCCTTGTCTAAGAGCTTGCGGGCATGGAAAACAGCCTCAGTGTTTGAATCCTGCTTCTTCCGGATGGCAAGAACCTCAGACCTAAGCTTCTCGATCAGATCGAGGGTATCTTTGGCCTGCTGGACTAGGTCAACGACAAGATCATCATCTTCAATACCCGGAGTGGCAGAGGCTGCGTCGTTGGCGTCAGCTAGCTGGTCGATGAGCTTCTCGTCGACGTAGTCCGTCGCCGACTTTGCCGCGTCGAACGAGCGAATGACAGACGTGACGCTGTCAAGCTCACTCACGATGAAGTTGATGGCCTCTTCGAGGCTGCGCCTCTTCGCCTTCAACTCCTCGTCGTCGGGAGTCTCCTCCAGTTGGTCTGATACAGCCTCAATCTGTTCCAGCAAAGCATCATGCTTACTCTCTAGATCGGCCGCCTGATTTCGCAGCTGCTGCTCGCTCTTCTCCATGTCGGCAATGATATCAGCCCACTGCTCGTACATGGCATCGATGGCATCAGCCCGCTGCTGGGAGGCCTCCTCCCACTGCTTCTTGGTAAGTCCCCTATCTAGGATTTCAGGAACCTCGTCAATCGCTAGCTGGCCAAGGTCTTCGGCACTGAATCCAAGGTTCTTGAGGGCCTTCAGATCATCAGGCTCAATTACAAGATCGGCGTCTGAAACATCGAGTTCCATGACGCTGTCTTCTTGTTCGGCTCTGCGCTGCATACGCGCGCGGCGAAGCGCTGACGGGTCTGTGAGAATTGGCATGGGTTACCTTGATAGGCTACCATCCCACTCAATCCCTAAACCGTTGCCAAGACTGAGGATTTGGCGGCCATTGTCCACAAATGATCGGTACGGAATCTGGTCAGATATGTACCGGATACCCCTCAGATAACCTCGGTTATCCTCCTCATACCCAACCTGTTCCGTGCCGATTGCCACCTTGGCATGGTCCCACCTAAGGTCGAAGTCACTAGCAGGAAGTGACGTGAACATGTTCTGTTGGGTGACGTCACCATAAGTGATGGCAGAATAGGTGACCTGAGTGGCCAAGCTATCGTCCAAGCAATCAATTGATGAAAGGGCGCCAAGGGCGCCCAGGGTAGGAGACCCTGCAAGGGAGCACACAAATCTATCGTCGTCAGCGGGGCGCCTACTCTCACCAGCACCAAAGTAACCCAACTCAAAAACGCCAGTCCCCGCATTGTCCTGGGACCAGATACGAACATGCGTGTCATCCACCAAAATGTACCACACAGGAGTGGTGTCAGAGGTCACTGACCTTACAGGAAGTGTGGGGACAGTCCAAGAGCCACTCCACCCAGCGTTAGGGCTTACTTGAATGTCAATAGTGTCAGTAACTCCACCTGCCACGGCAAGGTTTGCCTGCCATAGCGGCGTAGCAGACCCAGCTCGGCCCTGTACTACGTACTCCACGGCCCCCACGGACAGAGAAGGATCTACAATCCGCCACGAAATAGAAGTGTCATCCAAGAAAGATGAGCCATACACTCCTCCCTCTAAGACTAGCTCAGAGCTGGAAGCTAGTCCCACGATCCGGTAAACGCCGTTGTTATTAAAGTTGCTGTCGTAGACAGTGAGCCACAGCCCAATGTGGCCTGCGTTGAATACGCCAGACGGACTTAGGAATCTGTTAGGGCTGTCAGAACTAACTTCTCCGTCTGTGCCGGTAGCACTAGGGGACTCAAACACAGCGAGTGGGTTCGCGTATACCCCAGTCCAATCGAGGCTGTATACGAGGAGTTCCCTTAGGAGAAAGTGAGCAGTTCGCCCATCTTCCTGTAGGCGCTTGATGATCTTGGTGGGCATTAATTAGTCTCTCTTGAGAAGAGGACGTCCGACAAGGTGAAAGGCGTCCAGAGCTGATCCTACGGCAACTACAGAAATACTACTCAATGTGTTTACACCCACAGAGACGCCCATGTATACGGAAGAACCAGGTGTTCTCATCGCGTATGGAAGTGCGGTTAGCACTCCGGAGGCGGGGCCCTGTGTAGTGCCGTATGACCTAACAGTCCTTCGGTTAACTGTGTAGTTACGCGGAAGCTCAAGCCTTGAAAGACTACCAAAGGGAGGCACCACGTTGAACGCCAGTTCCCTGATAGTAGAGTCAGACCCAGGGAGGTAGGCTAAGAAGTTCTCCCCATAGAGGTCGGAGGTTGCAGTTTCAACACGTAGAGTGGAACCGCGGGCCGGTGATAGGGGGTAGGAGGAACGACCAGGAGAAATGTATTTCCCCTCCAAGTCAGTAAACTCTGTGGTCCAGCTGGCGGGTACTTCGAACACCGCTCCCCGGTGTAGCGTGTTACCTTCATTCTCCCCGCCCGACAAGTCTGTCACGTGGGTTGAGTAATAGTACGTTGCATCATCAAACTGGCTGTCTACTGCAGTAAACCCAAATCTAAGCCCATACAGTCGAACATCTCCTGCAAATGTCGTTTCGAGGCGCAGACGGTAGTCGTACACATCTGTGAGGGCAAAGGTAGGATTTGCATCCTGCCACACTGCTTTGGTATTACCTTCCACAGTCGCAAGGTTTTCCACTGTGAAAATTCCCTGCAGGACAGAAGTCCAAGTACTAGACCCTGGAAGCCGACGTTCTAACCAAACTGAAAGTGGTGTTGAGGAGGCATCGGAATACACATCAGCGTACACAGAAACAAGCTGATCAAAAGAAGCAGACCCGACAAGGGGAAAGACCAAGCTTGCTGCACTGAGTGTGGCCTGGAAGTAAGACTCGGTCGCAGAGGGGGTTTGATACGCCCATGTAGTCCCTGAGCTGGTAAGGCCCGAGCCAAGGTCAATGCTACGAACATGGGTATCAACGCGATCTGCGGGTGCGGGACGGATTGTTCGATAATCCAGAAGTCCTTCTGCCACATATTGCAAGGTGACAGACGAGGGCTTTGGATCTGCAGGGTAAGGGAGCCTCTCAGATATAGCTACGGGGGGTGATTCTCCCGTACGGTATCTGGGATCTCCTAGATCCTCACGAACGAAACCTGAAGATGAGAGGTACCTAATCGCCCCGCTGTCTAGACCACTTGCGTTGATACTACCAATATCCTGACCACGGGTGCTGGGTTCCGCGAAAGTACCAGGGAAAGAGACATTGTTCCCAGGAACACTAGGGTGAAGGAAGGGGGCGTTCACACCAGCGGTTGTAATAACTTGGTCCCCGATTGTCTCTACGCGTCCCAGGAGATAGTTCTCCAACGCGGACGATATGCCTTGGTAGGGCGAGTACGTGTACCATACACGCAACACATCAGCACTAAGAAGGGGGCGTGCAACAGGGCTAACTACTCTGATTTGGGGTTCCAAGGTGGCAGTGTAGTCTCTACGTACTGAATAGAACGTAGAGCGCGGACCAATTGTATGCTCCGACGTGGCGGCGTTATTGAACGCCACACCGTAACTCAACAACTGCGATCCGTCCATCCCGACAGTAACTAGGTCGGCCCCATCGGTCCAGTAGGTGTACGAGCCAGCCTCGTGCACCAAAAACTGGGCGTCTGCATTTAACCTATTGTTCGCAGGCGTAGCGGCTGCCGCATTTGGAGACCGAATTCCCAAAGGTGAAAGCCCTACCTCAGAGAAGGATACGACTTCCCACCCTTGGTAGGTCTGTGGTACATGAGGAAAAATCGTTGGACGCTCCACTGTGATGGAGGAGGCGCCGGCCCTGTGAGGTACGTCGGCGTAGCCCCAGGCATACGGGCCTCTAACCTGCTTCGAGGCGGGGTAAACTTCGACCCAAGAATCAACGAGGTCACCAGAAACCATTACTTCAAGATCAACGGTAACAGCGCCTGTACCGGCGGTAAACTCCACCTCAATGCGCTCTAGTCCAGGGGATACTCCCGTAACATCTGTTAGCCTGGCGTACCGCAAGGCAGGCAAGCCAGACACGGTGTCGGTGTATTCTCCGTCGTGAATATGGTACGAAGCGATACCGTACATGCGAATGGCGGTGGAAGAGGAGGCCAGCTCAGGTAAAGCCGCCAGTATGTCTGCCTGAGTGATCTCGGCAACAGGAGGGGCACCCGCCAGGGTCACTGTTACGTGGGCAGTGAGTGCCCCCACATGTACCCTGCGTCCGTTGACTTCGGCACGATGTACTGTCTCCGGCACAGCAAACAAAGAATGATTATTGAGATAGGCTAAGTCCCTATCACGGTTTGGCTTGACTGCCCAGAAGTTACAGTAGACATCCATGTTAGCCGACACAGCGCCAGGCAGGGTCACATCCATGACAATCTGTGTTACGTGACCAGCACCGTTTGAAACGGTGCTGGTCTCAGTAATTGAGCAGGCACGTAGATTGAGGTCAAAATCCTCACGAGCTAGAACTGGGAGGCCACCTGGCCCAAACGCATTAGGGGAAAAAGTGAAGTTGGTTGTAGCAAAGTTAAGTGCGATGTTTTCATCTGTCAGAGACAGGTGATAACCAGCGGGGGCGGTAACAGTGAGAACCCCAGCACTTCCACCTGAGTAAGTCCAAGCAAAGGAACCAGACAGATCAGAACGATTTACTGTGGGGTTTGAGAAACTCCAGCACAGTAGATCTGCCTCATCCGACTCTGACCAGATTCTGCGCATACCGTCTGGTGCGGCAGCAGGCGCAAAATGCCCAGTCAGAGTACTGGACGCAATACGGTCTACATGAAGCAACTTGGTACCCGCCACAAGAGCTGACGGGTCGTAAGGGTTGACAACAAACTTTGTGTCTAGCTCCCCACGAACAAGCTTTTGAAAAGACTCGTGTAGGACTGCATCTACATCAGATGCGTCTTCAAGAATGGAGTGCCGTAGATCTAGGACTTCCTGCGGAAAGGGTAGACTGGCGGACTGATTTGGTAGCCCTGGATAAGCTGATCTATCTGCACCATTCGGGTTGGTAGACGGATTGTAAGCAGCAGTATTTCGTCGATGGACTAATGCAACAGGTATAGCCCAAATCTCAGAGTCTGCGTTTTGGTCTTCGTGGGCCAAGGCAGGACGTGACCACAGGCCAGGATCAGTTCCTGACTTAGTGTAGCCTGCAGCAGTCATGCTGTCGTCCTCGTCCAGCTCGGACGTAAGCTCGTACGTCCTGAACACTCCGATCCAAGGTACGGATCGGAGACCTTGTCTTGGGTACCGCCGCAACTCAGATGGACCAGTAAAAGCTACGTTTCCTGGGGGGTGGGCGGTGGGGAAGACTTCTAGTGCTACAAGATCTCGTCGACCCGAAGCAGCCGGAGGACTTGGTAGGTCAACAGTTACACTTGAACCATCCAAACTTAAGTCGCGCCCAAGAACTCGAATTACCGAGTCATGAACTGTTAGAGTCCCAGCTCCATAACTGAAGGGGGTTCCCATGCCGCGCACCCAGCCTGACGGATAAAGGTCAGCGTTTGCAAGGTTCGTACTGTTTGTTTGGGCCACAGTACTTGCGGCAGCAGCTCCTCCGCCCAGCTCCGCACGCGGTGCAACATCAAACACATACCTGGAATCTTCATCATCAGGACGCGTTTCCTGGATGTAAGCAGAAGGTCCAGTTTCGGCCGTAGTTCGCCTGACGATTAGCAGCGGAATGGCCCAAGATACGTCATCGTAGGCTGAAGTGGTTGCGGCAGCGGACCAGATTCGCTGGTCCGTCTGGTCCGTAGCTACAGAAAAGACATTTCCGTCTATGTTTGTAACACTTGATGCTGCGAGTGAGGTCTCGTGCAAGGCACCGCTGGCAACGCCAGCAACGGACGAAATCTGCCAGCGTGTAACCACAGTGGTGGTAGAGTCAATCTGCTCAATCTTAGAGAAACCGTAGTTGGGACTGGTATGTCTCTCTGCAAGGGTTTCAAGCGCTGCTTGAATCGTACTAAGGGTACTTGTGCCGCCTACAATAAAATCATTGTCCCACGTTGTGGTGGCAGGGTCGGCAACCTCCTCTCGCCAAACTTCCATATACACGAGGTCGTACCTGCCGGCGGCAGGGGCTGTCAGACTGAGTTCTGTGTATGGAGTCTTGACAAAGTGGCCATTTATCACTGCATGGAGTGGTTGCAAATCAATTTGATTTGCAACCGAAGGCTGTGTCTGTACTGGTAGTCCTTCAGCCCCATAATGGGAAAACCCACCACTACCTGCGGTTACAGAGTAGTCATTATCGATTGAACCAACAATACCAGACCCGTTGAATGCCCTTGTCTTCTGAGCCTCTAAAGCATCCGATGCGGCCTGTGCGTTGCCGATGGCAACAGCACCGCCAGAAAGAACCCATGAGCTGGTAGAGGCTTCCCACACAAACACCTGATGGGTGTCTAAGGTAAGACGGACATCGCCATCACGATTCTGCTCAGTAGGGAGCGACGCGAAGTCTGCAACTGGCTTCTTCCATCCAGCGAGACCCAGCTTTTCGCCCCAGTCCCCCACAGAATAGTCAACAACCACACCAACGTCAGTCAGGGCCGACGTGCCATAGGGCAGCTCAAACCGTGCAAAGGTGATGAAGAAGTCGTTGTGAACTGAAGTTGTCCACGTTGTTTCTGGGACAATCTGCAGGTTTGCAATCGGGGAGGTACCGACCCGGTATTCAAGGTGCAGTACCAAGTAGCTGACCCGCGGGACACCCACTGTGCTGGAGGCAAGGACTGTCCGAGTCTCGCTATCATCCGAAATTGCAACCATCCCATCATACCCAGAGGCAATGAAAGGATCTACGGTGACCTGCAGACTGGTAGATGACAGGGTTAGAGCACCCCCATCAAAGATGGCCCTATCCACAATCCGGGCCTGAGTTGCGTTCAGGTCCAGCGTGCTGTCAGGGTTTCGGAAAGCTAGGAGGGGCCTAAGGGCCATAGTCGCACCTAATCAGAGTTGGACGAAAACTTCGTAGACAAACCGATCACCGGCAGCCTTATACTTAAGCGGAAAGTTTGCAATGGCAAAGAGGAACTGAGTTCCAATCTCGGGGTCTCCCGCGACAGGCGAATACACCACAGTGCCAAGGAGGCAAAGAGAACTCACTGCCCCTGTAGCCTCGCCCGCTTCGACAGCACATGTGTAGACCGGACAAGAAAAACTAGCGAACCCGACAGTATCAACTGCGTCTACCAGAGAGCAGCCACCAGTTGTGGTGATACTCTCGATCGGTGATCCCTCTGGACCACAGTAACATCCCGTCCTACCAGGATCGGGAGACAAGGCCAAAGTTGGATCCACAGGGTCATGGCCGTTGGCGCCGATGACGAACGAGTCCACGACGAAAGACTTGCCAGAGGCAAGCATTTCCCCAATTCGGGCTTTTCCCTGATTCGTGACTAGGGCTACGGCTTCAATTGTGGGCATGATTCACTCACCCAGATAATGCTTGGTAGAGAAGATTAATACTCGGTGAGGCGGCAGCCTCAGAGTCGAGGATTATGGAGCCAGCAGAGTGGCGGAAGCTGAGATGGGAACCTCGACATCGATAGTGGCGAGAGATGCACCCAAACCAACAGAGGCAGGACGCCCAAAGCAGCAGTCAAGGTCCTCGAACAGTCGAGCATCTGGGTGCATGGTGTCTAGGCATGACCCAGAGTCGAACCGGTCCACTAGGTGTGTTCCGAACCAACCGTCACAGAGCGGGTCTGCCTCCTCACACGAATCCAAGGGGATCCCAGCGTCAAAGGCAATAAGCCCTCGATACTGAACAACCACTGGGTGGGAAGGTGGAGCCACGTCCAACACCAGCACACTGGTCCCAGGGACGACGTAATGGGGAGGAAATGAAGTTCCCGCCGGATCATTGATAGATACTGAAACTACCGACTCAACAGGGTTAGCCAGTGTAACGTACGGAGCGCCTAATACCCCAGTGACTGCCCCTGTAGTGTCAATCGACACAGCCGAGAAGCTTTCGGAGTATGGCAGGATAGAATCCAGACGAGTCCTGCCCAATGCCAGCTCAACAGTTGTGTCGAACGGGTACGACCACGCACAGAACGCAACCTCTGATTCAACCAGCGTTGTAACACTGACGACTATAGGGAGACAATCCTGAGTGATAAGTGCCAGAAGGGAGCACTCTCTTGTGTCGAAGTCAAAACTGTGACTCTCGACAGTCCCCATGAAGTTAACTACGACCCGCTCATCGGAAACAGAGACTAGTTCTGCAATAGATCGTGGGAGGTTGTCCATCAGCTTGATGAAGGCGGCCCATGTTCCTACGCACAGGTTTGGGTGCCAAACGTGGAACTCAAAGCCGCCCTCGTCGTGGGCCGCCGAATACACAGGGAGAACTGCAGGATCAAAGAACTCAAGGTCTACCTGCGTCGGGCGCACCACTGGGGTGGTGTTGGATGCTGCAGTGACGATGTCGTCTACACCACGAGTGGTGGCGGTCTCGTTGATGAGCGCCCGGACAGCTAGCTTCCCGGCCAGGATGCGCATAGCCCGTGTGGGCGGCAACATCTCCTGGAAACCAATCTGGTGTTCCACAGCTCGCAAAGACAACTCGCTATTGAGCTGCCTTTCGGCGTCTTCAAACTTCGAATGAACGTTGAAGAAGTACTCGTCGGCGAAAGCCTTTAGGAAAGTGGCATAGTTGGTGGCCACCACCTTGATGAAGAACTCAGAGTCAGTTGTTCGGGCGAAGATTTCATTCGTCCCCGCCGTCAGCTGAAGCTGAATTTGCTGCCGCTGGCTGAGCAATACAGTTCGAAGGACTTCCTTACTGTCGATGAAGATGGTGACATTGTCACCCACATCTCCCTCAAGGATGAACGAGGTGGTACCCTCGATAAGAGGTAGAGTGAACGTAGACCTATGCCACTGTGTGCCTGAAGGGACACCAGCGAGAAGCTCTGAGTAAAGGTCATCAGACGATGACTCGGCCGGGTAAATGCGAATCATTTCAGTGGGTTAGAAGCTGAGCACGCCGCTCTAGGAAGTACATGAGGCTCTCCAGCTCACTCGCAGTGGAGGCCAGACGGTCCTCCAACCCAAAAGTAAGCCCAGTGGACCCGCCAATCTCAGCCGCAATCTCACGGAAGTTGTGTACCAGACTCTTGACTTCCTCGAAAACCAAGACGGCGAGTGCGTCAGGATTCTGGAGCGCCCCCTCCAGGTGGGGCATGATGCTGTCCATGCGCTCTCTGACATATGTGGCCTGAGCCAAGGGGCAGACTACGCGATCGTTGAACTCCGAGTGGGCGGTCAATACCTCTGCCAGCGGGTCCAACAACTCATCTAGCTTCTCGTATACTACCTTGTAGAGACCATGGTCCCCAGGGGCAGAGGGGCCAAATACCCGCCAGTGGGCGGTCTGGCTGACCATGGAGAGAAAACGCAGTTCCCAAACAAGGTTTGCAAGAATTTCGAGGTTCATGCTCATCGGGGAACTCCACGAGGTGGAATGTAGTTCTCGACACTCTTGAAATCAGAGTCGGAGACTGTGCCGGTCCCCTTGTCAAGATCATCTACATCCTTCTTTTTCCGTACGTAACGCTCTCCCGTAGGACCGCTGTAACGATCCTCTTCAGGTAAGGGTGCGTCCTCGGGGTGGGGAAGGTTGTCCACGTTGGGGATCGGCCCGTTGTTGGACACAGTTGAGAAGTCTAGAAGGCTCATCGGCGTCTCTCAATATTAATGCTGTCAGTACCGGCAACGGGGTACTCGAAGGGTCGAAGCTCCACTACGTCTACCGGCAAGGTGCCGGTCAGCTTCTTGGTAAAGCGTGTCAGCGTAACGGCACTTACCCCAGCAACCTCTGACGCCAAAGTAGTCTTGAGGATGGAGGGATAGAGGACACCACTGAACTCGCCAGTGTTGATGTAGTTAGAGGTCGAGTTGAAGGCTGAAGATACAGCGTCTGTGGCGTCAAAGCTGGACAGCACCTGAACAAGAAGCTCAGCTTCAATCTCTACAGGGATGGCCTCCCTAATGAGAATTTCGTTACGGTACAGCTGGGTCGACAGAGTATCGGCGTACGCTTGGACGTCAGTCACAAGACGATTGTAGGTATACGTGACCTCGATCGTAGAATTGTACCCAGGGATAGAATCCAACTCGACGCGATCATCGGCCTGAGTTGAGCGGCGAGTCTGGTCTGTAGAGTCAGTTACAAGACTAAACCCCACGCTGTTTCCATCGACTGTGACAGAGCTAATGGCGAGTACGGGAGCGTTGGCCAAAGAGAAAGAGCGCCGAACACCATCACCGATGAATGTGGCAGTGGCTTCCTCAGATCGCTCTCCAATGATGTACACGTCCCACGCCGAGCGACGGGTCCTTCGCCTGAAATTCTCAGTGTCAGAGGAGTAGATTATGGCAACGTCTGTGATGAGCGATGGCGCGAAGTTCATGATCAGGGACTTGAATCCATCACCTGAACCTTGAGCAGTGCCGTTGAACTTAGAGCGAATACGGGTGCCGAACCTGGAGTTGGACTCAAAGGGAGAGCCTCCCTCGATACGCTCACGGTTAACAACACCATCAATACCAGGGATGCTGTCCTTGATGACGCGAACTCGGTTGGGTGGGACATCAAAAGCATCCCCCGATCCCAGAGCTATGACGGGAACACGGACTTCGTACCGGCGAAGTGAGGCGTTGTAGTAGGTGGCACGAGACGAGCCTCGGATGAAGGCATCACGTGTAGTCCTGTAGGAGATGGTACGATCTGATGTAGAGACGACTGTCCCCGCAGGGATGGCGGTTACCTCGGAGGGCGACAGAGCCCGAGAGGAGTAGAACACTACGTGACCACTAGCAGCTTCCCCTGCCGAACGTCGCAGGCCATGATTGGCCCCATACAATTGAAGAACTGACGGGTCCCTGGAAAGTACGTAGTCGAGTGAGTAACGACGGGAAACGTCGTCGTACATCAGCTCGGTTCTCCGAACGACACGGGACCCCGGGGCGACGAAGATGTCGTAGATCGGCCCCTTAACCGTATCAATGGACGAGTCCTGGTTCTCAATGGACTGCGCGATTGAAGATTCGATCTGGTCTATCGTACGTGCCATTTAGAAGGTTCTCGTGTCGTCAGTAACAATTGATCCCGGTAGATTTGGCCGAGCGCCCGGGGGAAGTTGGTGACGCAGGCTAATCGTGAACGATGTCGTCAGCTTATCAGGCCCTGCGAACGGATGAATGTCTACAAAGAATACATAGCCAGTTTTTGAGACCTGAAAGACGCGGATAGCCCCTATGTCGGAAATAGCCTCAAAGCCAGACAACTGGTCAGGTCGTTTAGTTTGGAGGTCTCGCAGGCGCTCAACAGCATCCCGGACCATGGACTTGATCCGGCCCCGAGTGATCATGCCAAAGCCACCAAACTCAGGTGAGTTGGTAAACAGGTTGTCAGTCAGCAGAGAACCAAACCCACGACGAGAGTCGTACTCTGTCATAAGGGCGTCCGCTGAGTCTTGAGAAAGCTTCTCAATACCCTCCACCCAGTAAGCTCGACCGTCCGAGTCCTTTAGTACGATGTCGCCATCTGCCTTTTTGATCGTCTTAGACATCAATCGTACTCCACAAGTAGGTCGCCCCAAGATTCAAGCTCGCGGCGAAGGGTCGAAATACCACCCTCAGGAACGGCCTGCTCAAGTACAGTCAACACGGAAAGGTCATAACTGAACCTGTCACGCTGCTCCACAATACCGCCAAGAGCCGTATTTGTTGCCTCGTTCAGGAGATCAACCTCAGTGATGTCCTCGAACCCGTCTGACATGTTCTGCAGTGTGGACTTGGTCTCGTCATAGATTTCGGAGAAGGACTCCATCCTCGTCAGCTTTGCTTCTTCGTTCGCTTTCCGCGCGGAGACGTATTCCGCCAGAAGGCGGTCACGGTTGTCGTTTGAGTTGGGGTCGTTCTCCAGAACTGTCTGGAAAAACTGGCTTACCTGGGTCCGCTCATCAATGGAGTTGAGGATAAGGAAAGTCTCGAAATCAGCACTGATCTCCTCGTCAAACCCGGACGTAACCCGGTAGAGCGACGGCCTATTGCCATCACCACGAGCAACTGATGAAACCAGCTCAGCCTCCTCTAGTGTAAGACGTCTCATGATGGAATAAACCCAGCGACAGCGCGCAGCTGAAGGAGACGGGCCAGCTGTGTGACCTGAGAGGGAGCACAGCCCTCAGAGGCAGAGGATCCAGTTGGGAACGCAAGTGAGGTTGAGGAGCGGCGCTGCAGGAGTTGCGTACGCAGCGACCTAGCGGTCGACTTGATCGCCATACGTAGGCGACGAAGGGTCTCACCAACAGCCTCAACAACAGCAGTCACTACCTCCAGGATATTCTGGAAGGACTCCAGGGACACTGAAAGCTCTAGTGGCATGTCAAATCCCTCATCCTCCAGGATGGCCCCCTGACACTCTTGACCTAGGCCTGGTACGTCGGGGTACTGCCCTGATGCTGCACTGCTGAGGAAAGAGCCCATACAGGATGCGGCCCCCACGTTGGAGACAAGGCCCCTAACCCTCTGAATGTAGCCAGTCACAGTGTTGGACTGAGCCTCCACTACAGAAATGATTCCGTCAACAAGGTCGGCAGTAGACACGCCGGGTGTTCCGGGGCTTCCCGGGCCACCGATGCCACCGATGCCAGGGACTGATCCTGAAACTGTACCTAGTGAAGACAGAGGGGAAAACCCGCTACCAAAGAGACAGTCCATCACCCCGGAGTCTACGTTCTCAAACACCAGGTTTAGGACAGACTGAACGTTGGTCAGGTTCGTCAGTACAGGTGCAATAGCCTGTTGTATCTCCTTGACGAGCTGATCCACTACCTGCAGAGCAGACATGATCGAAGCAGCCGCCCCCTCAATGAACTCCTCAACCTCCCCTGTCTCTGAGGCAGCTCTACCACTCAGAAGCTCGGCTTTGATGCCGTACTGGAAAGTGCGGCTGATATCCATCGTAGAAAACAGCGCCAAAGCAGGTGATGAGTAAGACTTGACCCCGGCTGATGTCTTTGCGCCCACTGCAGGGGTGAGGGAATCATAGATCGAGTCGACGATGGCGGTTGTACCTGATGTTAGAGTCACCTTACCAGGCTCGCGTGCAAGGAAGGCATCAGCGTCATCGCCAAGAACGGTAAGAGCCCTGATGATGTCACGGGGGTCACGAATGACCTCTACAGTCATTCGGCCGGTGGAACGCCCGGCCAACGAGGCAGCAAACTCCGCGTTGGTCAAACCGAGGCGAACGGCCTTAGCACGGTTGCTAGTGCTGACGGTGGGCTCCCCGAGCCAGAATACGTAGATCTCGACGTCGTCCTCGGAGATGCCAACAGAAGCTGCGGCACTTTCGATGGACCGATCAAATCCAAGCGTAATTCGCTCCTCCACCCGAACTTCAGGACTGCAGCTGGTCGCCTCCGTCAGAGACACTTTCAAGTAGGTAGGCGCCATGACGAAGAAGGGGGCAAACAGGTCAAAGGGAACGTAATCCCTTGAGGGTCCCTCGATCAGGGGTAGCTCTCCCAGGGTAGGAACTGCATCCATCAAGCTCTCAATCCCGCCCGCTAGGTTTGCGAGGCGAGCCACAGGACCGAGGTCTGTGTCTCCAGGAGGAATGATTCGTCCGTTCACTACGTTCAGCCCGTAGGCTGACATGAGTGAAGTTTCTAGCGATGTGTCGTCTGCACCTGCAACGACCCCCGAGGCACTAAGAATGTCGTCCGTGGACGTATTGGCGATAGCCAGTACACGATCCATCGACGATTTTAGCGCAGCGTTGAAGTCAGATTCAACTGCTTCTGCAGTCGCTGACAGGGCGGCGATCTCCGCACGTGTCTCAACAAGAATGTCTCCCAGCTTCTCCTGAAAGTCAAAGAGGGCTGAGTCGATCTCGGCGTTAGACCTGCAGCGAATAGTAGGTTTGGTAAATGGCATTAGACAAGAATGGGCTCCTGAATACTCAGAACTAACTCATGGGTTGTCTTAGCATACCCAACCTCCTGCACATACCCTCCTGCTGTAGGGCTCGGGCTGTTTGTAATGGCACCGGAGGAATCAATAAAGTAGGTGGTATCAGGAACTAAGGGTAGAAAAGGAAGACTGGAGGACTGACTGTAAGTGAAAGCCCCGATAGCCTGAACACGGGCGGCGGCGGAGGAGATCAACTCTGTGACAACCCCTACCGAGGGGCCAAGCGCAGCAGCAGAAGAGTCAGCAAGATCAATGAAATCCTGCGATTCTAAAAACACCCATTGACCTACTTCTACTGTTCCGCCATGACTAAAGATCAAAGAGGGGGTTGATGACCCTGCCTGGCCCTGAACTGCAGTAAGAAGAGTTTCGTCGTTTGTGGCAAAATGGGCCAACGAGGGGTTAACACTCGACGTCATGGCTTCGGCCAAACCACGAATTACTTCCATATAGTTAGCACCCCCAGTATTGACCAGTGCTCTCTGTCGAATGATGGTGTAAGTTCTAATGGCTTGAGCTAATGTCTCAGAGTCTACCTCTGGGAACTCGCTAGGATCGTCTGGGTTTTGAGGCACGTTAGCTCCAAGAGACGGTGGCGCCGGAAGTTGAGTTAGTGGCTTGACCAGTAATCATCCATAGATGGATGCTGTTACCGTACGTGACGGCCTCCTCGCGATGGGAGGTACGGGCGCCTCTCTCAAATAAGGGCAAAAAACCTACCTGACCCACAGGAGCTGTGGCTACCCATGCTGGAGCCATTCCGGCGCCGACTTGGATGCCAAACGCCAGGAACACTAACTCCATGGCCCCAGCAGTCGGAGAAGCTTCGACGTTGGTCTCGAAGATAGAGGTGAGGGAGGGCACCATTGCAGCCGCAGCGGCAGCCACGGTTGTTGAGGCCGGTATTACAGTACTAGTGTAGTTCTGCATAATAGTGGCCCACTGCTGCGCACACAGAGCAGCAGTTTCTGGAGGTGACTCGAAAAGCCGCTCAAGGTCATCAACCAAATTAGACTGAAGAAGGGGCACGACTACTCCACGTAGTTTTTGGTGGAAAGAACGAGGTCAGGGAACCTAGCGATGTCGGCGGGGTTAAAGCTTGCTGGGCCCATAGGAGTCAGCACAGTGCTCGTGTCCAACCACTGGTGAAGAGCGTCTCCCAGGACCGCAGCCTCACTGGCGTTGGCACCGTGATTGATTCGAGGAGCCTCCAACTCAATCTCTGATCCTGCCTCTAGTTCAGCTTTTGTTTCAACATCGATGAGCAGGTTACGACCTACAGAGTGCTGAGCATCGCGACCGGCGCTGGTCTTGATGTCGGCGTTCTGCACGTTGAGGTTGTAACCCTCGTCTGCGTCGTCAGGGAGATCTATGTTGTAGTTGCCATTAACGTCTACCTCAAACAGCGTGTAGGACTCTGGAGTTACGCCATACCTCACGCGAGAACGCAGCTTCTCCCCTGTTACGATTGAGGTGGCCTCATCTCCGTTGCTCTCGACAACATGACCCTCTCTCCTGTCTAACAGGATGCCGGGATCAGAGCGACTATTCAGAACAACCGAATACTCCTTAGCAAACTCAGAACTGCTTGGAGTAGGGATCCGTACAAACAGGGGTGAAACGGTGTCGTCGTCTTCGTAGCGCTTGACAACCCCAAAGCGTATCTCATCAGAAAGCTCCCCTACGGTGTGGTCTAACCCTCGAAAGGCGTAAGTGGGTGAATCGCTGACAGTCTCCAAGTTCTCTACATCGAACACTTGTTCCAGCACACCCCCACGTAGTGTAAGAGTCCCACCTGCCGCAAAGTGTGCTTGTGCCAGGCCGGGGCTGGAGATGTCGATCTCCCCTTCACGCAGCCTACGGTAATAGAACTGCCTGTTGTCATACGTGGCGGCGATACGAGGAGACTGCGTCGTGGTGCTGTCTGAGTTCGAGTCCTCTTCTGCCATGTAGGCAGAAACGAAAGACTCACCCGAATCAGTTCGGGTATCCAAAATCAACCGAGTGGAACGCTCTGGCATCACTCGAATCCACGATCCGGGGCCTAGGTAGGGATGCGTGACCTGCATCCGGCGCCCACCCCTGCCAGAGATGTACTCCAGCTGGTCGGTGTCGGAGTTGATGGAAGTGACGGAAGCACCATGAGGGCGTGTAGAATAGGCAGCCACGGTGCTTCGACGCTGCATTTCCTGCTGATAACGAC